GCACCGGCCGGCGCCGAACGCGACACTGGCGGGCCCGCCACCCGGGCAAGTGGGCGCTCATCACCTGGTACCTGCACAAGGGCGGCGGCGCCCAGGGCGGCCATCACGAGATCAGGGCGCGCTTCAAGTACTTCACGGCCCAGGCCGCCGCGCTGGCCGCCGCGCCGACCGACGAGCCGTACACGATCGTCGATCGCCTTGTTTCGGCGCCGCCGCGGCCGACGATCGAGCAGCTGCTCAGTCGGCATGTGGAGGTGCAACTTGAGTCTTGAAGCCGCTCACGCCGCGGCGCGGGCGAAAGCCGACACATCGCTCGACCCGGCCGATCATCGGTACGCCAACGCGCTGGCCGCTGCGCTCGCGGCCCGCAAATGGCTCCACGATCGCCATCGCGACCCGGTCGCACCCACCGACGACATCGCGCCCTGGAGCCAGGTGAGCGGCGCGGATTAGCGGCCGTCGGTTGAACTGCGGCAAATGTCGCAGTTGCAACTGGCGCAAATGCCCCAGTTGGAAGCGTCAACTGCCACATTTGTTGCAGTTGAAACACGATGACAGTTGAACTGGGGCAACTCTTACATGTGTAAGAGTTCACCGTCCTTGCCGACAGTCGTGCGGTCGGGATCAACTGATGCATTTGCATCAGTTGATTTCCACCTGAGCCTGACCCCTCCTAGGTGTCCAGTTACGGACACCCCGCCGAATGTGCCGCTGAGGGTCGGACGCCGGGGATACGATCATCGCCAGGCGTTCTGTGACGCTGACACCGCGACGGCGGCCGTCGGACAGCCAGGCGCCAGGGATCGCTAGGGGACGCGGCGTCCCGCCAATCGTGAAGTTCCCAGCGTGTGCGGAACCGGCCGTGGTCTTTGGCTCGTCACCGGCGACCGGTTCCGCCCCTAACCCGAATCGAAGTGCCAACCCATGACCGAGACCGTCGATCTCACCCTTTTGACCCAGCGCCGCGCCCAAATCCGCGCCGCGGCCCAGGACATGCTGCTGGAGGCCCGCGCGCAGGGACGCGACACTCTCACCGCCGACGAGGCCGCCCGCCACGCCGAAGCGCTGGCCGAGCTGCGCGGCATCGACGACGACCTGCGCCGCGCCGAGCAGATCAACGGCAACGGCGTGCTCGCGAGCCTGCGCCGGGCGGCCCCGCAAAGATCGGCCGGCCGCGGCGGCGACGAGCACCTGACCTATCGGCGCCACGACCGTCGCACCAGCTGGGTCCGCGACCTGATGGCGCACAGCCTCAACCGCGACGAAACCGGGGAAGCGCGGGCCCGGCTGGCCCGTCACGCCGAGGAAGTCAGTACCTCGCCGTCGTACCTCGAGTACCGCGACATCAGCCGGGTCGATGGCCAGGGCGGCTATGCCGTCCCGCCAGCGTGGTTGATGGACCAATACATCGAATTGGCCCGTCCCGGTAGGGCTTTCGCGAACCTCGTGCAACGCCAGGCGCTGCCCGGAGGCACGGATAGTATTAATATCCCAAAGCTGTTGACCGGTACCGCAGTTGGCGTTCAGACCGCCGACAACACCCCGGTCGCCGAGGTCGACCTGACCGACACCTTCATCAACGCCCCGGTGCGCACCCTCGCCGGCGCGCAGTCCGTCGCCATCCAGTTGATAGACCAGAGCCCGATCGCCTTCGACGATGTCGTTTTCCGCGACCTGGTCGCCGCCCATGCAGCGGTCACCGACACCCAGGTGCTGGCCGGCACCGGGTCCAACGGCCAGGTTCTGGGGGTGGGCAACACCCCCGGCATCACCACCATCGCGGTGTCCGCTTTGACCATCCAGGGCATCTACTCGGCGATCGCCAACGCCGTCCAGACCATCCACAGCACCCGCTTCCTGCCGCCCGAGGTCATCGTCATGCATCCCCGGCGGTGGGGCTGGCTGCTGAGCCTGCTCGACAACGCAGGACGGCCGCTGTTCATCCCCAACGCGGGCGGTCCGTTCAACGCCGCGGGCATCCTGACCGACGTCGACTCCCAGCAGATCGTCGGCACCACCCACGGCCTGCCGATCGTCACCGATCCCAACATCACCACCACGGCCGGCGGGTCACCGGGCGACCAGGACATCATCTACGTCTTGCGGGCCAGTGACCTGGTGCTCTGGGAAAGCGGAGTCCGGGCCAGGGTGCTTCCAGAGGTCAAGGCGCAGAATCTGACCGTGGTGCTCCAGGTGTTCAATTATTTGGCTTTTTCGGCGGGTCGTTATCCGCAGAGCGTCGTTGAAATAACTGGCTTGACGGCGCCCAGCTGGTAAGGATCTCCCTTCCAAGACCTTCGGGATGCCGACAGGGGAAGGACGGCGCGCAGCCGGCGGGGGTGAACGGAACTTCACACGCACGCCTCGTGTCCACCGGCGGACACGCCGCGCCGGGTATCCCACCGAAGACGAAATCGGCAGGGCCCTGCCGACTTTCACATCGTGGACACAGGTCAAGAAGTTTGCCAAAGCCGCCCCCGGCGGCTGCGGCCCTCCGCCCGCAAGAGGGGTTCATCGGTTGAACCCCTCCTCGACAAGCTCGGGGCGTCTGCCACTACCTCCGGTTAGGCGCCCCCGGGGCGGACGCGGCGCGCTGTTCCTTTCCGGCGCGCCGTGTCCGCGTGGAAGCCCCGGGAAACCCGCGCCGCACCAACCACCCCACCGCAGGCCCGTTCGTCGCCCCACGGCCGCACCACGGGGCCGCAGGCGGCATCCTGGCAGCCGAACCACACCCATGTAAGACGCGCGCCGGTCCACTTGAGGGGTTCAACCGATGAACCCCTCCTTGCTGAGGCCACCGGAGGGGTTCAACCGATGAACCCCTGCGCAAGCCGGGAACCATCCCGGGAGGGTGACCCATCCCGGGAGGGGGACCCCATCCGGGGGAGGACCCCATCCCGGCAAGGGGACCCCGGAGGGGTTCACGCAATGAACCCCCTTGAACCTTGAACCCACCCGGTTCGGGCTTCAAGGGTTCACCGGTGGGTTCAAGGTTCACCGGTGGATCGGCAAAGTCTGCGACGGCGAGCGCCTCGAGCGGGAATCCGAAAAATCGCTCTCTCTGGATACGCGCGCTCCCTGGAATCGCCGTGGGATCTCCCTGCAAACGCGCAGGATGGTCGACAATGGTGGCGTGGAGATCGTCAGCGACTACCGGGCGCGGCGAATGCGCGCGCAGGGCATGTCATTTCGCGAGATCGCGGCGGAGACCGGGACTTCCCTCACGCGGGTGCGCCGCTCGTTGCGTGGCATCGACACGGGCCGGATGCGTCGCGAGATCCGCGCCGAGATCCGCGCCTCTGGCGGGTTGAGGCGGTGGTGGGATTCGCCGCCCGAGCCGGAAGCGGGGCGCGGTGACCGAGCGTATCTACAGTGACCGGCCGGCGCCGGAGTTCGATCCGAGCATTCGCCGCCGGTTGGACACCCAGGACATGCGTGAGCGCGACGCCGAGGTGGCGCGGCTGCGTCGTCAGCGCGTGCCGTTCCGGGTGATCGCGGCCCGGCTGGGCATGAGCCTGGGCAGTGTGCAGAAGTCGGTGCGCCGTCATGGGCCGTAGGCGCACCACCGGGGTGGGCACGGGCCGCAAGCGCCGCACCGACGGGGTGGACCGGGGAGCCTACCGGGTGCTGCGCGAGCTGTTCTTGCGGCGGTGTCAGGTCGAGGGCGCGCAATGCTGGTTCGACTGCGGTACGCCGATGGACTGGAGCCTGGCCTATCCCCACCCGCTGTCGGCGTCTGTCCACCATGTGATTCCCGTCGGCGCCGATTCGGGCATCAACGAGCTGGACGTCAATAACTGGGGTTGTGCTCATTTGCGGTGTAACCAGATCGGGGCGGCGTATGACGGCGGCGCTGAGGACTCGGCGGGTGTTCCGGATACGGGCGTCGAAAGCGAGCCTTGGTGAGGCCGTGACCTGCGGTTTTGGCGTCCAGCAAACTCCGATTCGTGCCGGAGCTTAAGGCGATAACGCCAATGGCACCGTGTGGCGGCTGTGACAGCTGGGGAATTTTGCGGAATTTCCCCGATTTCCGGGGCGGACGGCGCGTGCATCAGAATCCGCTCGATTCGCCTCGATCGAGGTCGACGAACTCGTGGCCCAGCAACGAGGCGATCGGGCGGTTGAACGACGGATTTGGCGTGCCGAGCGAGAACTGGGATGTGACGCTTCTCAACGACTACCGTCCCTGATCTGCGGTTTTCGCCAGCAAACTCCGGTTTTCGCCGTGATTTAAGTCGGGTACGGCAATTCGTCGCATGGGCGGTCGGGGGGGCGCAAAAACCCCGGCGCCTGTGTGACGACAGGCCCGGGCGTGGTCGGGCGGTGGGAGCCCAACGTGGTCAAGCCTAGAGGGGTTCATCGGTTGAACCCCTCTGTGTGCAGCGTCGGCGTTAGTGCGGCGTCCCGGCCCCGCCGGCGAGCTGCGGGGCGCGGTTGCCGGCGACCACCGCGGACTGGACGTGGCCCTGGAAGACGTGGTCGGGGGTGTCGGTGACGTGCATGGTGATCTGGGTGCCGATGATGTTGCCGCCCGTGGCGGCGGCTGGGGGGACGGCGGCGGGCGGCTGGCTGGCCGCCATCCAGGACGCGACGCCCGCGGGCGGGCGCGGTGCCATGCCGGGCAGTGTGCCGGTGCGGGCCTGGTAGTCGGCCAGCGCGCTGCGCGCCGGGTGCATCACCCAGTCGGTGGCGCTGGTGTAGTTCGCCAGCTGGGCACCGTCGCCGCCGCTGAACGACGCCGGGCCGATCGTCGGGCCTTGGTAGCGCCAGTCCGGTCCGCCCGGGGCCGACGGGCCGGACTGGCCGGGGCCGGGCTGCGCCGGGATGTGCGGCAGCTGGCGCGTCATGGGCGGCAGGTTGGGGTCGGGCGGCAGCGGCCCGATTTGCTCCGACAGGGGCGGCGGTGGGGCCGGCATAGGTTCGGGGCCGGGCAGCCCGGTGGTGGCGAGCGTCCCGGTGACTTCTTTGCCGTCGGCGGTGAAGTACCGGCCGCTGCCGCGCTTGGTGGGGCCGATGAGCAGCTCCCACACCCCTTTGTCTTTGAGTTCTCGCCAGCCGGTCGGCTCGTTGCCTTCCGCGACGGGCCGCATCGCGTAGACGGCGGCGGCCTGGCTGCCCGGCGGCGGGAAGCCGCCGGGCCCGGCCTCCGGGGCGCGAGCGCCGCCCGGCGCGCCGGGCGCCCCGGCAGCCGCCCCGGCCTGTTTGTCGCCGGAGCCGGTGCCGGCGGGCGGCAGCGGCAGCACCCCGGTGGGCGGCATGGCGCCGCCTTTCGCCTCGCCGAGCCGGTTGGCGATGTCGAGGGCGGCCGACGCGGTACCGGCGAACAGCTTCCAGATGCCCCATTCCCACGGCGGTTTGGCGAACACGGTCCCGAAGCCGAGCTCCTGGGCCATCCCCTTGATCAGGCCGGCCCCCATCGCCGCGGCGTTCTCGTCGGGGGTGAGGGTCCTGCGGTCGGTCGCGCCGGGCAGCGGCTCGAGCAGGGCGTCGGTCGCCTGCTGCTGGGCATGGGTGTTGGCCTTCTGCGCGTTGGTCAGCGCCTCCTGTTTGTGCGTGTTGTCCTCGATCGCCGCTTTGAGCTCCTTTTCCGCTTTGTCGACGATGTCCTTCTGCCGGACCCGGTAGGCCTCCGGCGATTCGCCGGCCAGGATGGCTTCGGCGGCCGTGGCGGCCGGGCCGCCGCCCACGGTGAGCAGGTCATGCATCCGGTTTTTGGCGGCGGTCAGCCGGTCGGACGCCTTGGCGGCGTCGTCCTCCGCCTTATGCAGCCGCTCGGCGTCGTCGGTGGCGGTCTGCTGCTGGTTCTGCCACTGGTCGAGAAAGCGCCTCACCGCCAACGCGTCCTGCCGGCTTAAGCCCATCCATTGGTTTTCCGGCGTGGGCAGGGTGAACCAGCCGAACGGGGTTTGCACCGCGCCGGGCGCGCCGGGCGCCGCCGCGACCCGTTGCAGCAGCGGGGTCAGGGAGGCGCCGGAAACGTCCGACGGCGCCGGGACCGGCGGCGGGGTGACGTGCACGGTGACGTCGGCCGGGCCGCTGGTGTGCAGGTCGACGGTGGTGTCGCCGGTGGGGCCGCCGGGCTGGCGGCGCAACAGCCGCCCGGAGTTCATCGCGTTCAGGAACCCCGGCGGGGCGATCCCGGGCGGGAAGACCCGCTCGCCGGGTTCGGTGATGATCGGGATCATGCCGCCGGTGGCCATCCCCAGCATCCGGTCGGCGATGTCGCGGTACTGCGCGCTGCGGTGCCGGTTGAGGATGAAGGTGCCCGGCGGCACCAGCATCGGCACGCTGTCGCGGCCGGGCCAGTGATAGCCGGTGATGTGGCCGCCGCCGGCCATCATCCGCCCCGGCGGCCCGCCGCTGTCGGCCTGGTCGTGGCCGGCGACCAGGTTCCAGAACTCCTCCGGGTGCGGCAGCTTGAAGCCCAGTGCCTCGAACACGCCCTGCACCAGGCCGGCCAGCACCGGGTTCAGCCCGCCGTGTCCGCTCGTGGACACCCCCGTGCGCACGCCCGACATCAGCGATACCGAGGGCGCGAAGGAGAGGCCGCTACCGGTGGCCTGCCAGTTCGTCGGCAGCGTGCCGCTGGTGGCGAGCTGCTCGAGCGCGGTCGACGAACCGGGCACCATCGCGAGGTGGACGTGGTCGTGGTGACCGGCCAGGGTGCCCTGGTCGTAATAGGGGTTCCCTTGAGCCTTCCACTCGCTGATGAACTTGCCCTGGCCGATGTTGAAGTCGGTGTTCCAGCCCCCGCCCGCGTGGATCAGCTCGGCGATGCTGGTTTTGAAGTTGGACGCCATGTAGGTGGCGAAGCGGGTTTCCTCCGGTGTGTCCGTGCCGTTGGAAAAGTCCCCGGCCATGCCCTTGGGGTGGTATCCCCGGTCGACCGGGTGGTGCGCCTTGCCCGACGTCAGCCGCAGGCCCATCTGGTGGGCGATCACGTCGGCGCCCAGGATCTCGGCGTCCACCCCGGCGATGTCGTCGGCGCTGTAATCCCCGGTCGCCAGCCCGCCGGGCACGAAGCCGCCACCGGCCATCGCCACCCCGACCGGCCCGCCGGTGGCATACCAGTGCGGCGATCTGGACAGCCAGGTGGCATACGCGTTGGTCGGGGTGCCGTACACGTCGCGGATGTAGGCCATGCCGGCGGTGGCCTGCTGATACGGGTTGGTGCTGTAGCCGCCCAGCTGGCCGTACTTGTCGTGCTCGTGGCCCAGGAACTGGAAGAGGCCGAACGCCCCCGACGACGGGTTACGCGCCCCGGGGTCCCAGGACGACTCGCCCTGAATCAGGTTGGACAGGGCGCCCCACTCGCTGTCCGGGAACCCGCCCTCACGCATTCCGATGAAGCCGCCGCCGGTCATCGCCTGGGCCACCTGAGCCTGCACCGGGCCACCCGGACCCGGCCCGGTCGCGCCGCTCACCTGCAACTGGGTTTGGGTGGTGGACAGGTCCAACGTCACCGGGATCTTGATCCCGTCGGGGCCCTGCAGGGATGACGGGATGCCCAGCGACGTCATCACCGCCGCGACGTCTTGGCGCTCACCGGGTTTGACGTCGAGCGCGGTGGGCAGCGCCACCCCGGTCTGCGACACCCCCGCCACCGGCACCTGCCCCTGGTATTTGTCCGGGATACCCGCGCTGGTCAATGCGTCGGCCTCGGTCATCGGCGGCGGGGTGATCAGGTTGATCCCGGCGGGCAACCCGATCACCCCGGCGCTCGCCGTCCCGGTTTGCAGGTCGGCGGGAATCCCGGCCGCGCCCAGCACGGTGCCCCCGGTCTGGAAGGCCTGCGCGTTCATCCAGTCAAGCTGCGGGCCGAACTGTGTGGAGGCGCCAAGGTTCATGATTTTTTCGCCGGCGGTCGCCCAGATCGGCACCGCATCGACACCGCCGGGCCCGGTGACGGTGCCGCCGTGCTGGGCGCCGCCGAACAGGTCCTTGAACCACGACCACCAGGTGCCGACGATCGGGATGAACAACGTCGGGTCCGGCGGCTCCGACCCCGGCGGCGCCTGCGCTGGGGGCTTGTCCTTGCTGCCGGGTTGGGGCACCTCATGGTGCTCGGGAGGATGCTCGACGTGCAGGCTGGTGTCGACGTCGATCTTGATGGTGCCGCCCAGCTTCGCGAACTGCTCCGGGCCCAGGCTGGTCCGCAGCAACTCGGTCAGGTTTTTAATCTGGTCGTCTGCTTCGCCAGCGGCGGCGGAGAACCCCAGGATCTTGCCGGTCGCCGCGTCGACCTCGATGCCGATCCCCTGCGTCAACAGCTGCTCTTTGGTCTTGGCGATCGCCTTGGCGCGCTCCTCCGGCGACGCCTCCGGGGCGATCGCCAACCCCAGCTTCGGGTCGGCCACGATCGCGCCCTGGCGCTTCTCCTCCTCCCCGGGCTTGGCGGCGAAATCGGCCTGCACCGCCCGGTAGATCCCGGCGACCTGCTGGGAATGCGCCACCAGGTCCGTCACGTTGCGGTCCACGCCGGCGATCCGCTGGGAGACCGCATACAGGCTGTCGGCGGCGTCGGTCATGTTGTCGCCCAGCTTCCAGTCCTTCAGGTCCTGCAACGAAGCAAGAGCCTCCCGGCCGGCCTGGGCGCCGGCTTTCAGCGCCCGCGAAAACGGGGTGGCGTCCCAGTCGGGCTGATTCTCGAACGGCTTGCCGATCGCGATCATGACCTTCGCAACCGTCGTCATCATGTCGACGAGGCTGTCCTTGAAGCCCTGCGCCGATTTCGCGAAATCACGCAGCAGGTCGGCCATGCCGCTGCTGATCTTCACGCCCCAGTCCAGCAGCGTCTCGGCGACCTTGCCGACCCAGCCGATGAACTTCGCCTGGTTGTCGCGCAGCCAGTCGCTGATGTGGGTGCCGAGATCGTTGAGCTTGCCGACCAGGCTCAGACCCAGCGGCGCCAGCGCGGCGGCCACCTGATTGGAGAGCCTCGCCAGCGTGTCGGTGAAGGTTTCGGTCTTGTTCTTCAGCTCCTCCAACGGGGTGAGCAGCTGGCTTTGCAGCTTGGCGCCCACCTTGTTCAGCGACTCCGGGGTGAGGTCGATGCCCTTGCGCATCAGGTCCAGGATCGTCACCGCGGCCCGGCCCTTCACCCCGCCGGCGGCCTCCAGGTACTCCAACGCCGCGTCGCGGTACTGCTTGGCTTTCGCCGGGTCGTTCGCCTTGGCCGCCGCCTCCGACAGGTCGAGGTAGGTGTGCACCTGGGTGTTGATCGCGCCCCAGTCCTGCCCGGTCTTGGCCAAGTTGCCGGCAAGGGTTCCCAACGCCATCGGCAGCCGGGATTCCGCGGCATGGCCGAGTAATTTATCGGCCTGCGAAAAAAAGGTCATCGCGTTCTGCCACGACAGCCCGAGCTGGTCGATCGCCGGGCCGGACGCCTCCACGTCGTGCAACAACGTGTTGACGTTCTCGCCGGTCAGCCTTGCGGTGTTGACGAACTCGAGCAGCGCCGTATTCGCGTCCTCGGCCTTGATGCCGAAGTCGTTCATGACCGCGGTGAACGCGTCGACGTCGATGGTGACGCCCAGGATCTCGCCGCCCAGGTTCAGCGTCGTCGCCAACTCTTTGAGTTGTTCGTTGGTGGGCCCCAGGGTGCCGTCCAGATTCGACAGCCGCTGCTGCAACGTCCCCACCGCGCGGGCGGTCTCCTCGAAATGCACCACATCCCCGGAGGCGGCCAGCTCACCCACGATCGACAGGTAGCGCTGCATCTCCGGGATGCCCAGCGTGGTGCCGGCGATGATCCGGGCGGCCTCCTGCCACTTGTTGCCGATCTCCAGGATCGCCTCGCCGAACTGTCCGGCCACCCCGATGTAGGTCTTGATCCCTTCGAACACTTGGCCCAGCGCGTCACCGACCAGCCCGGTCGTCGCGCTCACCACCCCGCCGATGATGGGGATCTTCCCGATCGTGGAGTCGATGGTCGCGTTGATCACGTTGAACGGCAACGTGATCGCGGTCTGAATGCCCTCGACGCCGGTGGAAAGGATGTTCGCGACGTCGGGCATCTTTCCTTCGATGATGCTGGTGAACCCGCCCATGAGGGATTGCGCGGCATCCTTGCCGAGCTTGGAAAACGCCTGCATCTCGGTTTCGGCCACCCTGATGGCGCCGTGGATTCCCGATACCAACATGTCGGTGCCCAGGATCACCAGCCCGGCGATCCCCGCCTTCATCGCGGGCGACAGCCCCGCGATGGCCTCGGTCATCCTCGGCCCGAGCACCGACGTGGACGCCCCTTTCAACATCTCCGACAGCGCCTCACGCAACGGCTCCGGGGTAAACATCTTCAGCAGCTTGTTCAATCCCGACGAAAATCCCGTCGCCATCTCCCCGGCCGCCGCCTCACCCGCCTTACGCATCGCCTCGCCGCTGGGCAGCAGCCCCTGCACCTGCCAGCCGCCGCCCACGCCGCTCGCGGATACCCGCGCCGCCCCGGCCCCCAGCGCCTGATTCACCGCCATAGACGCCTGGAGTACGGCGTCGGAAACCGAGCGGGCCTGCGCCCCCAACACCGACTCGAGACTCTTCGCCAGCGAGCGGCCCGCCGCCGCGCTGCCCAGCCCGGCGGCCAGCCCCGCCGCCGCCGTCGCTGCCCAGTCCTTGCCCGCCGCCTCCGCGGCCGCGGTCGCCTCACCGCCACGCAGGCCTCCGGCCAGCGCGCCGCTCAGCCCCGACGCCGCGGCCGTCCCGGCCGTGGTGCCCAGTCGCCGGCCCGCCGCGGACGCCTCACCTTCCATCGCCGCGCCGCCCAGAAGCGCCCCGCCGCCCAGAAGCGCCCGCCGCAGCCCAGCGGCCATATCCGTGCCGAGCTGCTCGCCGAGCTGCGCCCCACCGCCGACGCCAGTGAACACCTGGGCCATCTCGGCGCGGATCGACGAACCAACCCCGCTGACCGCGGACGTCAGCTCGGTGCGCATGGCCGCGCCAAGGCCGGTCAAGCCCTCCCGGAAACCGGCGGTGACTTCGGTCCCGAGGGTGCGACCCGAGGCCGCCGCGGCACCCGCCGACGCGGCGGTCGCCGTTTGCAGGGCGGTGCGCATGGCGGTCGTTAATGACGCGGGCAGCAGCTCACGCAGCCCTGCGGCCATCGACGTCGCCAGAGCGGTCGCCGCCGTGCGCCCGGGCGCGGCCATCGCGCTGCCCAACGCCGAGTTGGCACCCTCCGCCAGCGCCTTCGCCGCCTGGCCGCCGATGGCGCGCATCTGGCCTTCGATGCCCTTGGCGCTGGCAGCTACGTCGAGCCAAGAAATTCCTTCGGAGCCGCCGGTGGTCATACGAGAAAGTCTGACATCGACCAGCGACGCCACCTACGACCGTTCAGCGCATGTTGGGGCTATGCGGCGCCGCCGAGCAGGGCGCTCACAGCCTCGATCTCCCGGGGCTGGACGACTGGAAAGGAGTCGCCGCCTTGGCGAAGGTGCCGGGGCGTCTTACGTTAACGGCGCCCACCGACAGGTCGGGTGTCCACCCGCGGCTGGCTGGTGTTCCGCATCGACGACACCGAGGGCGCACTGGAGGCCCAACTGCTGCGGGTGCTGGTGGCCGTGCGGTCGATCGATCCGTCCTGTGCCCGGCGCAGGATTTGACGGTCCCAGCCGCCCGGTGGCGCCGCCCCAAGCTCGAGCTCGGGGAATTACCCGGCTGGGTAATTCCCTGTGCCTCAAGCTCTTTCAGTCCTAGCCGACATCAACGGCGTACTGCCGGAAGGGATTTCGGTGTTGCGGACCCCCTGCAGGTTCGCCAGGGTGGTCAGCACCGTGATGGCCGCGTAGACCGTCCCGACGTACTCCTCGCCTTTGGAGAGGTTCACCTCGATCAGCTCGGACTCGCGGCGTTTCGGGAGTCCACGCCGAGTCCATGCCTCGTGGGAGGAGGCTCGGAAAACCGGCGTTGAGCTGCGCCGATATGTGGTGCGCGATACTGGGATTGAACCAGTTCATCCGGGGGTCTGTGACCTGCGGGAATTGTTGGTCTACCTGGCATGATAGCGGAATCTCGCGGCATCTTGTAGTACGCTGAAGGAACCTCGTCGAGTCCACGGGGAGTCCACGCAGCGAGGGCTAAGTGACCCTCAATACGCGACGTGAGTATTGGGGGTCACTTATGAGTAGGGGGATCGGGGTGTTGCAACGCGAGATCCTCGCCGAACTCGCCCACGACCACGAGCGCTACGACGAGGACGAGCGCGGCCTGTGGATGACCGAACTGCGCGAGTTCCTTGGCGGCTACACCGATATCCGGCAGCTTCGCCGCGCCGTGCGCGCGCTAGAGAGCCGGGGGCTGGTCGTCATCACCAAGCACCACATGTTGCACCAGCGGGGTTCGGCGCTGCTCGTTCGTATCACGGGCGCCGGTCTGGCGGCTGCGCGATGACACAAGGACAGGGCCGCAGGAACCAGGACAAGGGCGCGTTCGGCACCGTCTCCAAGCTGCCGTCGGGGCGCTGGCGGACCCGCTACTACGGCCCCGAAGGCCGCAAGGGTCGCCGCTACACCGGGCCGACGTTCACCACCAAGAAAGCCGCCCGGCAGTGGTTGAACAGCGTGCAGACCGACCAACTGCGCCGGGTGTGGACCGAACCCACCCCGGAGACCTCGGCGCCGGGCGCCGGGGTGCTCACGCTCGCGTCCTACGCGGGGCTGTGGTTAGCCCAGCGCGACCTCAAGGACCGCACCCGCGAGCACTACCGGGCGCTGCTCGACGCCCAGATCCTCCCTGCCCGCCTGGCCCGGCTGCCGCTCAAGGACATCACCGCCGACGATGTGCGGGCCTGGTACGCCCACCTGGACCGGTCCACGCCCACCCTGCGCGCCCACGCCTACGGGCTGCTGCGCACGATCATGGGCACCGCCGTCACCGATCAGAAGATCCCGGCGAACCCGTGCGTGATCCGCGGCGCCGGGAGCACCAAGCGGGCCAAGCCGATCCGGATCGCCACTCTCGACGAGCTGGTCAAGCTGACCGACGCCATGCCCCAGCGGTACCAGGCGATGATCCTGCTCGCGGCGTGGTGCGCGCTGCGGTTCGGCGAACTCACCGAGCTGCGGCGCCGCGACATCGACCTCGACGACCGGGTGATCCGGGTCTGCCGCGCCGTGGTCCGCACGAAGGAGGGCTTCACCGTCACCAGTCCCAAGAGCGAGGCCGGGACGCGGGATGTGGACGTTCCGCCGCACCTGCTGCCCGCCCTGCGCGACCACCTCGTCGAGCACGTCGAACCCGGCCCGAACGCGCTGCTGTTCCCGGCCGAACACGGTCGGCACCTGGCGCCGGCCAGCTTGTACCGAAGCTTCTACAAGGCCCGCGACGCCGCCGGGCGCCCCGATCTGCGGTTCCACGACCTGCGCCACACCGGCGCCGTGCTGGCGGCGGCCACCGGCGCCACGCTGGCCGAACTGATGGCCCGGCTCGGGCACTCCACCCCGGGCGCCGCGCTGCGCTATCAGCACGTCGCGGCCGGGCGCGGGCGCCAGATCGCCGACGCACTCTCGAAACTCGCCGAACCGGACACACCGTAGAACATTGAAGGAATACCGGGGAACTGATGGTAGCCTCTACGGCGGACCGCAGGGTCCGGGCGTCACATAGCGGGCGCTCGCCGGAGCAGTCCGGATTGAAGCTTCGCGCCGATGGCACTCCCTGCGGGATCGGCGTATCTGACTACGGTGTACGTGCCAGCCGAGACCGAAAGGTTTCGCCGTGCCTACGCCACTGCTGTTGTTGTGGCTCATCGCCACCGCGGTCGCTCCGTCTAACCGGGCCGATCGCCGCCGCCGCTGGGCCTCAGTCAAAGACACCGCCGCCTACCTCGGGGTAACGCCCCGCACCATCCGGCTGATGGTCGCCGACGGCCGGTTGGTGCAGCATCACCTCGGCGCCCGGATAACGAGGTTCGACCTCGACGCGATCGACGCCGCCCTGATCGCCAGCACATCCGAACCCGCTCCACAGCCGCCGCAGCTTCGCGGTCGCCCTGCACCGGTCACCCCGGAGCCCAAGGTGTGCTCGCGCTGCGGCGCGATGAGACCGGGCAGCGATTACGGCCCGGACCGCAGGGCTGCCGACGGCCTGCGCAGCGCCTGCAGGCTGTGCGAGACCGCCGACGCGCGGGGCCGCTACCGGGCGGGGACGGGATCTGACCCGGCATGAAAACACCCCCGGCGTTGGGGCCGGGGGCGACGGTGACGAACCAGTGCCGATCATCCTATAGCCCGGCCCCGACAACACTTGACATCCCGCCCCGCTCCAGGCGGTGGCGCTGATGAGTGACGCCAAGTTCCGGTGGTTCGAGGACATGAACCACGACGAAAAGATGCCGCCGCTGCATCGGTGGATCGTGGGCTACTGCGGCATCCGGTACGCGATGGAGTCCGAGGGCCTCGTCGTCAAGATCCGCCAGCAGACCGTCGCCAGGCATCTCAGCGTCGATCCCAGCACCGTCAAAAGAGCTTTCCGATCGGCCCGGATGCGCGGCTGGCTCAACAAGAAAGGTGAGGGCCAGCGCGGGCGAGGACACCGCGAGGCCGACACCCATGTGCTGACGAGACCCACCGAAATGGGGGGCGCCAGTGACACCCATTTAATGGGTGACACCAGTGACACCCATTTCGATAAATGGGGGGCACCAGAGTCCGAAATGGGGGGCACCAGTGACCCCTGGACGGAGAAATGGGGGGCACCAGAGTCCGAAATGGGGGGCAGCGCCAACGTTTCTACCAGCGCAAACAACGGTCTCCAGGGATTAGATACAGGGATTAGTAAGTACTCCAGGGTTTTTGGTAAGGGATCGCACTCTTCGAGCGCGACCCCACAACCCGATCCGGAAGCCGAACGCGAACGCCAACAAGCAGCCCTCCGCGACACCTACCGACAAGACTTCGAAGACGGGCCGCTGACGCGGCCCGAGCCTGGAGGAAGAAAAGATCCCGATCGCCTCGACCCCGAGGAAAACGACGGCCCCAAGGTCATCAACGGCAGGGTCGTCACCTCGCGTGACTACGCCAAGATCCTGGAGGCCGCCCGCTATCTGGGCGGGGTGAACATCACCGCCGATGCGCTCGCTGAGGGCGCGCGGGCCGTGGGCTATGACCTCGACATCGTCACGGCGCACTTCGTGCTGCGCGACCTTGAAACGAGCGGGCTGGCGTTCGTCGCCCGCAGAGGCTCCCCGGCCGGGAAAACCGCCTGGACCCTGATCGAGGCCGGATGATGACCCACCACGGCATCGCCGAGCACATCGCCGCGCTGGAAGCCCGCCAGGCCGCCCGCCGCGCCTGGGCCGACTGGTACCTCGACATGCTGACGGCGCTGATCGACCGGGAGGACCGGCGTATTGCGAACCTCAAGGCCGTCGCCGCCGCCCAGGCGGCCGCCGAGCTGAAAGCCGTCCCCACCCGGAAGCGAAGCCGCCGATGAGCCGCCGTCGCCGGGTGCGGCTAACCGCCGGGCGCCGCGGGCAGGCCCCCATGTTCCACGCCACCCGCGCCCGCCGACGGTTCAAGCCCCGAGCGCCCAGCGCCGTGTTCGCGCTGCGGGATGCGACCAACTGCGAACGCTGCTCGCAGTTCATGCCGGCCGACACCCTGGTCTGCTTCGACCCCTACGGGCTGCTCGTCCACGACAACTGCGTGCCACTCAAACCGTTCGACCCGCTGTGAACACCCCACCGAAAGGAACACGATGACCGACACCGATGACACCACCGCCCGCGACGACTGGGTCGAGGAGTTCATCGACCGGCTCCTGGACACCGCCATCGACTTCTACAGCGAGGACCCCGCGAACGCTCCGGTGTTCAAGGCCGCCGAGGCCGCGTTCGACGACGTGCTCGACGAGGTCGACTACAGCTGCATCGCCTGTGTGCGCAGGGTGGTGGGCGCCCTGGCGCTGAATTACGCCCGCCTGGTGAATCACGCCGCCCGGGCCGACATGGAGCTCGAGGAGTTGGATCGCGATCTGGCCGCCCAGGCCGCCCAGCGCTGGCTTGATCAGCTGGCCGTGCCGGTGCCGGTCAGTGACGGCCAACTCGAACTGCCGACCGGGGAGAACCCAACATGACCGACACCGGCACCTACGCCGACGGGTTCCGCAAACGCATCAAGGCACTGACCGACGACGACGAGCTGCGCGAGGCCGGCGGCTCGATGTCCGCCATCCGCGCGGTGCGCGCCCTGATCGTCTCCGGCGCCGACCTGACCGCCCTGGACGCCGACGGTCTGTACGGCCTGGACTGGTTGTGCAGCCACGCCGAGCTGGACGCCGGGCTGCTCTGGTGCGGTGGATGGCACGTACCGCGATGACCACCTGGCGCGTGACCCTCAATGACGAGTCCACCGCGTCGATCGAGGCCGACCGGGTCGACGTCGTCGACGGCGGGGCTCTCGCCTTTGCCGTAGCGGCTGAACCGCCCCCGGCCGGGATGGCCGAGGTCTGCATCCTCTCGGCCCGCTCGTGGCGGTGGGCGGTGGCCGACGGCGCCGCGGTGACGTTCAGCAATCCGGCGTGGGGCGGCGCGCAGACACCGGCGCCGGCGGCCCCGAAATTGATTCCGGCGACCGACCCGGTGCCGCCGCGGCGCGGGTGGTGAGACACCGCCGCTCGGTGCATGATGACCGTCGTGACGGCTGCATCAGCCCGAATGCCGATCATCTGCGCCGGCTGCCACACCTGGTTCGTCCCGGCCCGCGCGGGCGCGCGGTACTGCACCGGCCGGTGCCGAACGCGACAATGGCGGGCCCGCCACCCGGGCAAGTGGGCGCTCATCACCTGGTACCTGCACAAGGGCGGCGGCGCCCAGGGCGGCCATCACGAGATCAGGGCGCGCTTCAAGTACTTCACGGCCCAGGCCGCCGCG